GTATCCCAGAATAGAAGACCTGGTTCTGCAGAAGTCCAGGCTGCATCGATGACCTGATTCCAGAGCTCGCGAGCCCTGACGATCTTGGTAACTTTAGCCTCTTCAACAGGTACCTCGACTGGCCAACGTAGTGTAAATTCCTTGTCATCCTTCACTGCATTCATGAACTCATCAGTGAGACGAACGGAGATGTTAGCACCCGTAACCTTCTTTAGGTCTCGTTTGATGTTGATGAAAGTCTCAACCTCGGGATGCATTACAGAGATCGTAAGCATTAGAGCTCCACGGCGGCCGCCTTGGGCAACCTCACGGCATGTATTGGAGAACCTTTCCATAAAGACACCGATGCCGTCAGTTGTTCCTGCGGCGTTGGCTGTAGCAAGACCCTTTGGGCGAATTGTAGAGACGTCAAAACCGACGCCACCACGTCGCTTCATGATTTGTGCCTGTTCCTGATCTGTGAACAGGATTCCTCCATAGGAGTCTTGAGGAGAATCAATAACGAAGCAATTTGATAATGACTGAAGCTTATATGGATTACCCATAGCAGACATAGGAGAACCTTGAGGAACGACTGCCCCGACACCGCGTGACTCAAGAGCAAGCTTTTCAAGAGTCATAGTTGACTTTTGAGTAACATCTAGATGATCGACATCTGCAAGAAGACAAAAGATCTCATTCTCTGATAATGGGTTAGGATACTTTGCTTCAATGCGTGCAAATTCACGAGTGAGGCGAAGGTGCATGTCTGTCGGTGTCTTTTCCAGAAGATTTCCGTTTGAATCACGTAATGCATACTTGGAAACGAATACTGATGCTGCTAGTTCATCACCATTGAAATAGTTTAATGATGCTTCAAATGCTTCGCCATATGTGTAAGTAGTCATTCATTTACTCCAAAATAAAATTTTATCGTTACGGGTTTTATAACTATAACTCAATGCCCGGGTACTGGTAAAAAGTTTTCATCATTTGTTTTTCTATCTTTCATAGATGAAAATTCATTTTTCAGTTCCTTCCATTTTGCCCTAAGTGCCTTTTTTTGTTCAGCTTCATCAGATGCAGATGTTTCTTCTGGAGAATCCGCAGCACCTGTAATTTCAAATTTACTCTGAGCAGTATTTATCTTCGCAGGGAAAACTAAACCATCACGACCTGCCCTGTTCTTTGCGACGAAGAGCCGGCCCCATCCTGAGGCTTTCTCGTGAGCACGCCTGGAGACTGATATAATGAAGTCACAGATCATTGCTTTCCCATATGCTTCTGACATGTTTGTCATGTCAATAATCTCGCTGTTAGCGCCTTCCTTGTTGGACTGTGAAGCCGTCCAGATAGGTACACCAATTTCCATAGCAAGACCTCTAAGCTCTTCATATACAAGTTTCAATTCGTGTCGAAGAGAATCAAATTGTCGAGTAGATCGCATGATGTCTGCGTAGTCGATGATGATGATGTCTGGCTTGAATCCTTTTAGATCGAGGCGTTCAATGTGAGAACGGATCGTGAAGATAGAAGCTGTGTTGGTTGGGTACTCTTTGATGTAAAGACGACCAAGATTCATACCCTTATATTTTTCAATGATCTCGTCCTTATGATCCATGACCTCGTTGGAGTCCATGTCGCAAAGGTTTGAGTCGTAACGAATACCGACGGCGGTTTCAGACAACTCAAAAGTATAGTGCAGAACGTTCTTGCCTGCCTTCAGAGCATTAGCTCCAATCATCGTTAGCCAATGTGACTTACCTGAACCGCTGCCACCGACGACGCATAGCAGTTCTCCTTTACCAGAACCACCTTGCAAAATCTCTTTTTTATCCAGCTCAGGAACACCTGTTGGAATTGTGTCTCTTTTTAGTCGAGTAAACCTGGCATCCATCTCATTGAAAAAGTCATGGCCGACCGAAGGTGCTGTTCCGACTTGGACTGCCTTCTTGATTGATTCAACAATTGATTCATATCGATTGGCCTGCATTTGATCTACCGCATTCTCAAGTGCCGCCTTGAGGGCCTGCTTGCGACAGAAGTCAAGGGATTTTTCACGAACAAACTGGAGATCACCTGGATCAGGATTGGCCTTCATTCGCTGAAGGTATTCAATGATCTGGTCGCGGAGGATGATGTCTGTACCAACCTTCAGATCCTCTCGGATGATGGTTACAAGTAATTGAAGTGTTGGGAATACCTTATACTTCTTCGAATATGAGAAGTAACGATCAGCAAGAAACTGAAGATACTTCAACTCAAAGTATGAAGTATCAAATACTTCCATCATTTGCTCAGCAAATTTTGAATCAGTCAAGAGAGCCTGCATGATCTTCTCTTGGAAAGACTTGCCGTACGTACCGAAAGTTACTTTGGTATTCTTATTTTCTTCTAACATTTTTATCTCTTAATTTTTTGAAGAGGCCCAACTGACACAATTGAATGCGTAAAAAAAATCTTCAGTATCGAAATCAGTAATGCCTTCTTTGAGAAGTAGCTTAATCAATCCCATCCTATCTACCTTTGGTTCAAATGTATCTAAGACATGTTGCACTTTGGAAACTTGATTAGCAGACAACATACTACCGTCAAGATAAACAAGCCTCCAATTTCTCTTTAGGTCTTCTACGTTTTCTAAAACGCGTCGATAAATAACTGACTCTCTAGAATGCGTATTACAAAAATCAATTACCTCTTGAAGAATAACGCTCGAATCAGATCCAAGCATAGGAAATTTAGACATCGCTGTTTTAAAGCCTATACCTTTGATTCCTGGTATGTTATCGCCAGGGTCTCCACACAACGCTTTAGCTATTGCAAAATTGTGAGTCTTGATTCTATACTCTTCAAATACATTTTCGCTTGAAAGAACTGTTTTTCTATGAAGTGAATAGATCTTTGTTTTTTCGTTTAACAACTGATACATGTCTTTATCAGAAGAGACTATTATTTTTTCATGATCTCGAAATGGTCCTTCACATAAGAACGCAATTATATCATCACCTTCGCAATCTGAAACGTATACCTGACACACAGGCGTATGTTTCAACATAGCAAGTAAAGACATCAATTGATGTTTTCTATTTTCTTCAGACTCTGGAATATCCTGACCATAAAATCTGTTTAATTTTTCGGGTCGACGACCAAGTTTGTAGTCTGGATAAATATTTCTTCTTCTTTGCGACCCTCCACCTTCCCATGCAACAATAACTTTGCTTGGTTGGGTTTCATTGACTATTCTTTTTAGCGTCTTCAAAAAGCCAATACAACCACCCATTTGATAACCATGAGATGACATTTGAGGGTATGCTGCCCAAGACCTAACAAATAGGTTCATTGAGTCAATGATTAAAATTGGCCCTTTATTCATACTTCAAATTTACAACGAAGGGCATCCTAGTACAAATTTTATATTTAAGAACATGCAATCAAAAATTTTAAAAGAGTATGTTTCACTTATAGTTGAAAAAATTCGATCAAAACAAAAGTATAAAACAAAATTTGGTGGAACAACTTTTGATTTAAAAACTTTCAAAACACTTCCAAGTGAATCTATTATGATTGCATACGCAATGAATTATCTAGAACCATTAGGACAGGGAAGTTCAAGAATTGCATTTGTTTTATCTTCAAAAAAAGTACTAAAAATCGCAAGAAATGAAAAAGGAATTGCACAAAATCAAGCAGAACAACACGTATATACGGATCCAGCAACAAAAGACGTTGCTGCAGTGATGTATGATGCTGATGATCAAGGTAAGTGGATCATATGCGATTTAGTAAGACCAATAACAAGCACTTCTGAATTTAAGAAACTGACTGGTGTTGATTGGCAAGAATTTATCGAGGATCTAACAATGACTGTGTCTGCTTTTGCAAGAAAGCAAGGAATGCAACTGAGAAACAGCGCTCATGAATTTACAAAAAAAGTTTTTGACATGGCTGAAAAAGGATCTAATAAATTGAAACTTGGTGATTTGACGATTATAGATCACTGGGGTAAAACACCCGATGGTCGAGTGGTCATCCTTGATTATGGTTTTACTGAAAGTGTTGCAGATAAACACTATTCAAAAAGTCAACCAAAACAAAATATTGACCAAACAACCAGGGGTAAACCAACCTCTGATGAAAAAACTAAGAGATAGTTATGCTTTTCCCGTTGATCCAAACCCAGCATTTCCCCTGTCAGTAGATGATAGGCTTTCTGTTGGTTGAAATATCCCACGAAAAACTCTTGAAAATACTAATTGTGCAATCCTATCTCCTTTACTGATAGAGAATTCTTCATCACCAGTGTTCAAAAGAATTACCTTAATTTCTCCCCTGTAGTCCTCATCTACTGTTCCAGGAGTGTTTAGTACAGTGATTCCGTATTTTGCAGCCAAACCCGATCTTGGTCTAACCTGTGCCTCGAATCCTGGAGGCAACTCTATTTTTAGACCGGTTGATATAATTCCTCTTCGACCTGGTTTGATTGTGTAATCATCGCTTGCGTATAAATCACAACCTGCAGCGCCTTGGGTTTGATATTTTGGAACTAAATCATTATTTTCTACTTCACATCGAATCCAGAATATATCACTCATCAGACATTCCTCCCTCTCCATCACCTTCGCCAGAAGGTTCTCCACCTGTTGTGACCAGCGCAGAATCAATTGCTGTCAACAAAAAGCTTTTGTATTTTTCATCCTTTAACATTTCACCAAATTCTGACTTATAGAATTTCTTTTCTACAAGAACTTCTCCTGTTTTTGCATTTGTGACAGAAAGTTCTTTCCATGCACCTTCGCCAGAGATATTGATCTCAAGTCCATCTCTTTTTACAGGACCATTGGCCTTACAATGTGAACGAACCTCATCAAAAAGGTATTCATCCTCAACAATACCTTTACCAAAGATGATATCAAATTCTAACTTTCTGAATGGAGCAGCCACCTTGTTCTTCTTTAGTGTAACTGTCGTATGGATACCGATTGGATTACCATTCTTATCCTTCACCTGATTACCGCTACCAAGCCTAATGCGTACTGAAGAATGGAACGGAATGGCTTTACCACCAGGTGTTGTTGTTGGATCACCGTGCATGACACCAATTGCATCTCTGATTTGGTTGATGCAGAGGAGAGTCACGTTGTTCTGACCGATGACTCCTGTGATCTTACGCATGCCCTTGGAGATTGCACGGGCCTGAAGACCGATCGAATTTTGGTCGTAGTCACCGTCCAGCTCGGCCTTTGGTGAAGTTGCTGCCACCGAATCCCAGATGACGAGGATTGGAATGTTCTTCTCAAGAACCTGCTTCGCCTTTGTGATCGTCGATTCGATGATGGAGAATACTTCCTCTGTGCAGTGTGAATCACAATAGACAAAACGCCTACGAACATCGACACCCATATCGGCCAGCTTCTGAACTGGGGTAGCATTCTCTGTATCGATATAGACGACTAAACCACCCATTTGCTGAACAACTGCTGCTGCATGGTATGCCAAGTGCGACTTCCCTGATGATGGGAGTCCACTGATTTCAATGATACGTCCCTCAGGATAACCTCCGTCCATTGCATTCTTGATTGCATAGTTGAGCTGAATGGAACCAGTGTCAATCCAACGCTTGACTACGGTTGGAGCGTCCATCTCAGAAAGATTATATGCGATTCGTTGACCAAACTCCTTATTGATAGAGGAGATTAGGTCCTTCATCATGTTATCGACTTCAGACTTCTTTGCAGGTGACTGTGCGTCTTCTTTTGATTTAGCCATACTTTCCTTTATTATCCAACTAAAAATAGAAATAGTATAAACGCCGGACACCTATTTGATATCCGGCGTTTACGCTACTGAGTTATCTCACTCATCTCCCATTAGGTCTGCGAAGGCATCATCGAGGCTTTGCTTCTTTACGGGTTCCTCATCTACCTTCTTTGGTTTCTTTGGTTTCTCTGGTGCTGTTGCCTTTACCTCGGCTACCAGCTCCTCAAGTGCATCTGAAGGTGCAGGGCCTCTTGTGGTTGGTGCTGTTGCAACATCTTCAGTCGTTCCACCATTTAGCCAGTTGTTCAGTACTGTCTCAATCTCCTGGGTAGATTTGAGTCGATACATATCATCGATGCTAGGGATTGCATTCAACCATGTCTCAGCCTGCTTTGAATCCTCATGGAGCTTTGATGGTCGGCGCGCCGGGTCGACCATCGTATCATTGAACTGCTTTCCTGCAGCCTTAGAGATGGTTACCTTCAAGTCAAATCCCTGTGTTGGATCAAGGATGTCGCCAACCTCCTCATCAAGGAAGAAACCAAGCATGCGTTGGTAGACGATCTTACCGAATGACCAGACCTGAACTCCCTTGTCTTCCTCACCTCGAACGATGACTGGAGCATAGCAACGCATCTTTGGTGCCAACTTCTTTGCAAGAACTCGATCATCAGGCTTGCCGCTGCTGTACA